CTCCTCTTTATTGTTAGTTAACTAACAAGAAACGTTTACCACGCTTTCTTGTTTTTTAAATTACTAATAGCAGCGGTATATGCAGCCATAGAACCCTCTAAATTAGGGATCGAATTATCTCCCGCTACGGTACTAGTTTCATCATTTGCTTTTGTTTTAGGAAAATAAGAATCTTTAATAGTTTCTACTTTCTTTCTAAAATCATCCGCACCATTATATTCAATATTTTCTGCTAAACCTTTAAGTTTATCTTTTTCGGTATCAGCTAAATCAGAAGCTACATCTTGCAATATATCTTCTCTAGCAAATTCACCTACTTTAGAATTTAACTCTACAGTTCTATCAACTGATTCGTCCAATTTTTTCTTTAACTCCTCAATTTCAGCAGCTTGATTCTCAATTACATTATATTTTTCTGCAGGCATATCAATGTAGTGAGATTCAAATAAATTTTTAAGACCACTAATAAAATCTTCTGATATTTCTGATCTTAAACCTTTTTCTATAGCCAATTCGTTATCTTTCATCCACTCCTCGACTACATAATTTAGATAAGCGTCCACTTTTTCAACAATTTCTTCCTTTGCTTTAGAAGTTCCTTCGCTTACTTTAGTTGCATATTCACTTTCTAATTTGTCAATTTCTTCTACTAATCTTCCTTTTACAGCAGCTTCAAAAATTGTTGCAGCTTTTTGTTTGAACTCCTCAGATAAATCTGATTCATCACCAACAAGAGCCTTAACATCTTCTTTCATATCAATATCTTTTACTTTTTCTTTAGCAGATTTCTTTTCATCATCATGTTGTGCTTTCAATTCTTTTTTCTTTTCATCACCTTCATCATCTTCTTTTACGTCTTTCTTTTCATCATCATGTTGTGCTTTCAATTCTTTTTTATTCTCAGCATCTTTTTCGTCTTGAGCCTTCAATTCTTCTTTGTCTTTTTCATCTTGCTCTTTGACATCTTTTTTATCATCATCATGCTGAGCTTTTAATTCTTTTTTCTTTTCTGCATCATGCTGAGCTTTCAATTCTTCTTTATCTTTTTCGTCTTGCTCTTTGACAGCTTCTTTATCTTTTTTAGCGTCAATTGCTTTTTTCAAAGCAGGTGGTAATTCACCTTCTTTTTGAACTTCTTTTTCCTTATCAGCATTTGCTTTCAATTCTTCTTTGTCTTTTTCATCCTGTTCTTTAACTTCTTTTTCCTTATCAGCATTTGCTTTCAATTCTTTTTTATTTTCATCATCATGTTGAGCTATCAATTCTTTTTTCTTTTCATCATCATGTTGAGCTTTAATATCTTTCGCTTTGTCGTCCTTCTCTCCATTTCCTTGTTCAGGAATATATGAAGCTTTTAAAGTTTGCATACTATCAGCTGTGCCTGCACGTTTTTGATGTGCGTCACCAGTAATATGGTTAACGCCTTGTGCAAAATCTATTTTAGGATCATTCGGTGATGTAACTGCTTTCTTAATTACATTTTGAATAGTCGTACTTAAAGATTGAGCGGGCATTGCTGGGGCAGCATTCTTTTTAGGCGCCATAGCGTCTGTTTTTCCATTTGCCATTGGTTTCTCCTCTATCCTTCTTATGTTAAAAAATAGTTAACTTTGTGTCAACTATATTTATAAAATTACAGTTTTGTAAGAAAACTCTCAAAAACACGAGCATTAATTTCTGCTCTTTGTTCTCTTTGTGCTCGTTCAACCTGTAATTTTAATTCGTCAATATCTTGTTCTTTCAATTTTCCATTGTCCCAAACCCATTCTTTACCTTCCATTATGCCTTCTACAAAAGCATCTGGAGCACTAGGGTCTGCAACTATATCAGCTGCTGTAGCAAGGTAATAATCATCTTTAACTAGATTAGCATTACCTGTATTTTGTAGTGTTCCCATACCTCGGGAAGACACTCCAAGACTTGCACCTTCATCAATTAGTGATTTCACTATTTTTCCATAAGGGGTATCTAAAATTTTTGCTTCCCCTATAAAATTATTTCCATCTGGATAGAGAGATTTGATCATATGTGATACACGTTCCAAATTCACAGTAGGACCTTCAGGATGTCCTAACTCACCAAATGCACGATTTTTATTTATAAAATCTTTATTGTATCTGACTACTTCTCTTTGTAAAATATGTTGTGGATAGATTCTTCCGTTCTTATTTTTGACATCGGATTGCATAAAAATACCTTTGATGGAATAATTTTTTTTACCATCTTTAGATTGCTCTACGATATATTTTACGTTTCGGATTTCTTCGGTAATTAATTTCATTAGTATCTATCTCTTGTATTATTTATACAAAATATTATCTAAACTCAACAATTATTGTGTAATTATCTCCGTTTGCGAAATTTTTTGTTGAAAACAATACATCTCCTGTAGGTGTTGTAGCATTATTTGTAATCTCATTTCCATCAGTTCTTAAATCCCAATTACCATTTCCTGATAGAAAAGCTGCTGTCGCATTCGTAGCGCCATCCCAAATAATTTCTACTCCAGACCTAGAATTTGAAGTGTTTATTGACCAATAAAGTTTAGCAATAGTTCTATTACCATCTTCGGTCATAAAAGTTAATGCAGAAGCATCAACTTTTTTTACTAAAGTTTCTCCTGTACCATCTGAACTGTTTGTAAATTTTGCTGTAAATTTAACACCAGAAGTATCTGTTAAAGTTAAACTTGATACTGTATCAGCCATTTACTACCAACCTGACGGATCTTTTAATAATTCCAAATAAACAAATCCATCACATCCTGAACCAGGCGTTACAACTATGTCTGCATCTGTAGCGTTACCAGGTTGTGTTGCAATATTTCTAATTATATGTGAATTGAAAGACCCTGCTGTTCCACCAGCAAGATTTATCATATCAGTTGTACCTGATCCAGTAGAAGAAATATTAATTTCTTTGTCCGTAGACCAATCAATTCTTCTAACGTGTAACTTGTCAGCAGTAGCTTTTGCATTTCTTAACGCACTAGCATCCACAGTTACAGCAGAACCATGATTGTCTAAACTGATCCATACTTTTGTTTCAGCGGAATTATCTGTTAGAATTGTTTGTCTAGCAGCCATTTATTATCTCCTTAAAATTGTTAAAGTTTCTTTATCAAAATATTTCATAAGATTACTTATAGTTACCTTAAATTTATTTGCAGCCTTTCTTACATTAAGCTCAAAGTCTGCTATTACATCAGCATCATTATCTGCATTACGAAAAATCATATCTACAGCACGTTTCATTTTAGGCGATAATTTATTATATTGCCTTGTGCGCTTATAGTCATTTGATTCAGTAATATTTTCTTCTTTAAATTTACTTATTGTTTTCATCACCTGATACCTCTTTAGTAGCAGTTTGTGTTGCATTATCTGTAGTATATAATGATTGTGCAACAGCAACTTTTCTGTCATCTAAAGTAGCACTAACTTTATCAGCAAGAGAATTTTTAATATCAGTCTTTGCTTGATCGCTATTGCCTTTGTCAAGTGAATTAACAAATTTTTTTGTATTTTCATTACTCATTGTTACTATTTATATCCTTTTCATCGCTATTCGGTTGTTCTTCTGGTTGTACATTTTCACCTTCCATTTGTTTATCAATCTCTTTAACCTCTTGCTCATTTTGTCTTAAAATTTTAGTTCTAATATATTCATTTGAATAATATTTACCAACATAATTTTGCATTTCACCTGCAAGCAAAAGTCTTTCTTTTAACATTTCTGAATGTTTAAGTTCAGCAAAATAACCATCTTGTAAAAAATCGTAAGTAATATGTCCACCCACTTCATCCCAATCTTCAGGTGCAATAATACCTTTTAGAATTAATTGAGTCTTTAATAAATCGTGAAATAATGTAGTAAATTTTTTTCTTAAACGGCCTACAAATTTAGTAAATTTAACTTCATCCCTACTAATTTCAGCTGCTCTTCCTAAATTAAAACCACTACCACTTTCTAATCTACTGATTGGAACATTTAAAGAACGATATAGTTTTCTTTGGAAATATTCTATATCATTAATCTCTCCTAAATTTTGTCCTCCAGGTAATGTAGTAATTTCTGTACCCCTCCCACCTTCTCTACGAGGTAACCAAAAATCTTCTAACATTGACATATAGTTTCTATCATCCCTAATCTCACCAGTACTTGCATCATAGACAAGTTTATTTCTATATCTTGCCATGACATCTCTTAAATATTGTTCTGCTTTAATTTTAGGTAAATTTCCTACATCAATATAAAATATTCTTCTTTCAGGAGCTCTAACTATTCTGTAAATAACAACAGCATCCTCAATCATTCTTAATTGATTAACTGGTTTAATTGCTTTATGTAAATAGGATAATACTTGATTGTGTGTTTGGTCTACTAAACCTGAAGTACAATAAGCTATTGCGTCTGTTGATATTTGTACACCACCTGTATTTGAAGCTGATGTTGGATGTATTCCCTTTTCATTAAACACATAATATTCTTGATACTTGTCTTGAAAAGCAGTTATACCTGGAAGGCCATCTATTCTATTTTTTCTAACCTCTCGTATTTTTCTAATTTTACGAGGATCAATATATCTTATTTCTGTTATACCTAGTCTGGGAGATTCTGCATCAATAATTTTATGGTAATATAGTCTACCATCAACATACCATCTACGAAAAATATCATGGCCTTTGGTATCAAAATTTAATAAATCTAATACTTCTATAAAAGATTCTCTTATCTTCTTTTTAATACCATCATTATAATTTATCTTACTTAAATCTAATTGTACAGATTGTTGATTTTCATTAGATACAAGTCCTTCACTAACTATATCCTCAATTGCTAAATCACATTCTGGATGTAAAGAAATTTCTCTATATCTTCTTATTAAATCTAATTCATTTCTTGCTGTCTGATCAAACCCACCATAAGACGCAAAGTACCCACCAGCAGGGACGGTTTGTGTTCCGTCATCTGCTTGAGGTGGGACTATGTTTTGTCTTGGATCGGTTGTAGGCGATTTTAAACGCTCTATTTTAAACCCAAATAGTTCGGCCATTATATTTTACCTCAATTCTACTAATATTTATAAAACATTAAGTAGTCGTATTTGTTTCAAAATATTGATATCTATGAGTAGCTACAAATTCTTCTACTGCATTATTAGTAGCATAACCCAAAGCAATATCATCTATTGTTGTTGGAAACATTCCTCTGAAAGTATACGATTTAATTATATTTCCATTTCGATCTAATTGGTCTACAAAAGCATCAACTTGATAATCAGCAGGATTTACTAATCCTTCATTATCAGACATATTATTAATACCATTCATCCATCTTTCATATGCGTTTCTAATTTTAAAGTCTGAATCATTTAGAATTGTAGTTGCCCATGTAGCAAAAGTTCTATCTCCTGCAACATAAAGTTCCCGACCTCTAAATGGTATTGGTACTTCTCCAATTGTCATTCCTGGCAAACTAGTACTATGACATAAGAAACTCATATTTTCTGTTTCTCCGCCAAGGGATGCAAATCCTGGAAAAGGCATTACTACTCTAAATTGATTAGCACGAGCGCCACCGCCCTTTAATTTACTTTTAAAGTCATTTATATTTGGCATGGTTCTACGCTCCTATCACTTCTTCAAATGCAACACCTGTTCTTGTTGCAATGAATTGTAAGGTTATAAAATTAATTGATCTAGTAGGTTTAACAAATATATCCGCTCTAAACTCATTTCTATCAATTACATCTCCAGTATTGTTTGTTTCATCACAAACAACCAAGAAGTCTGTTATTCCTCTTCGGCCTTGTACATCTCTAAGGAATGGCTCTACAAGATTTCTAAATTGAGCTCTTGTAAATTCATCATTAAATTCAAATAATTGAAATTTAGAAGCAGTTGAAATTGCTTTTTCTAACGTAATAAACAATCTTCTCACATTTATTCTATCAAATGCACTCGGAGCACTCAAAGCAGTTTTATCTCCAAACAAGACTGTGCCTTGTCCTGGAAAAGTTGAAACTGGATTTACTCTAGCTCTATATAAAGTATCTCTTTGTGTTTTAGTTGGATTGTATGCTAACTTAACAGCACCTCTAATTACTCCTCTGCTAAAACCAGCAGGTGAAAACCATGAGTCTGCGATTAAATCTGTTCTTGCAGCCAAACCAGCAATGTCTCCGTTTAACGGTACAAATCTAAACACATCATTATATTTGTCATAAGTATATTTGTAACCACTATCAAAAACAAGATAAGATGATGATGTAATACCATCAAAAAATCCCTTTACATTATTTGTTTGTGTTTCAGAATTTGAAACATTAACAACATCGGATCTTTCTGGAGAAGCAAATACCACACAATCTTTTCTACTTTCGGCAATTGTAACTAAATTGTCAATATGTGTAGCAGTACCTTTACCTGCTATAATTAAATTTACATCAACTGTTTCTGCATCTGTATATTTTTCATAAGCAGTTTTTAATTGAGCAGTTGTTCCTGCAGTACCATTAGCACCTGAAGCTAAACTTACATTACTAACAGCTGTAACTGCTGTAAATGTAGTACCTGTTCCACCAACACCCCAATTTGTTCCGCCTGAATTATGATCTAACCAATAAACATATTTTGATTTGTTAAAAATTACATTTGGATAATAATTATCATCACCTTGTGGTGTTTTTGCGTCTGAAGCTTTTGATACTGAATCATATACTTCTAAAACATCTCCAGCTTTACCTGTAATATCTCCATCTTCATCAACAACAACCACGTGTATTTCATCATTTGAACCACCTCTATCAGTAGTATATGGTGATGTTCCTGGTGCAGCTGAAACTAAATCATAATATTGCCATCTACGTCTAACAGCTGCATTATCAGCAACAGCCGTATGTAAACCACCAACACCTGATGGATGTCTTACTATTGTTAAAACAAGTGAAGCAATATTTGTTATTCTATATTCATAACCACCACTTTCAGCAAAATTTACTATATCTCCTACAGAAAGTCCTGAAGCAGAATCTATAGTTACTGTGGTATCACCCACAGCACAATCAGCTTGATTTATTGCAGTTTTTGCTGTTTCTTCATAAACAGTTGCAGAAGGGCAACTTGATATTTTTAAATTATTACCCCAACTACCTGCTGTTCTTGCACCCCATAATCCATTAGAGGCTGAACCATCAGCATAATTATCTTGGTAATGCGTTGTGTTATTTATTAATAAACCACTACCACTTTCAGTAGCGTTTAAAAGTCCTGTTCCTGATGTTCGTACAACTCTTAAAGAATTTCCATACTGTAAAAAACTTGAAGCACTAAAAAAATGTTCAAAATTTGTAGCAGTAGGTTTACCAAACGTTTCAACTAAATCTTTTTCAGAAGAAATAGAAACAATCTCATCTGTTGGTCCTTTTGTAAAATCCCCAGCTATTGCTCCAATAGATGTTGCAACAGCAGGTATAACGTTTGTCAAGTCTTTTTCTTGTACTAAAACACCTGGTGAAACTTGAAATGCCATATGTTATATTCTCCTTATTACTAGCTAATAAGTATCATTAATCTCGCTTCTATTTAGTATATTATAATTCTTTATCCTAAACCTTTACGAACTTCTACTGGACTCCAAACCTCTCCTTTATCATCTACTTCATATTCCTCATCTAAACCATCATCTTTAAAACCAAAAGGAGCCATATCTTGTTCTATTGCATTTTGTTGTTCTTCATATAACTTTGCTCGTACATCTTGGTTTGTTAATTCTTTAAAATATCTTTGATTTGATAGCCATGCAAATATAACTAAGCAAGTACATAAATCATCATTTGCACCTTCTTCAGCTTGAAAAGATTGTCCTCGTCTTATAAATGTTGAAAGTTCCTCAATCATATGAAAATCTTGCATGATTAATTTATCAGATTCTAACAACACTTTTAAATTAGAACAACCTACTCGTTTAACTTGTTTAGTCATACGAACTCCTAATTGAGTTCCACGTTTAGAAAAACCACCTCCTAATATTTGACCTGCACGGCCTTTCATAACACACATTAAAAGATTTGTATATTCTAATTCAAATTGCAATGCATCTGCTACTTGACCACCTATATCATTTACTTCAACACACACATTAGCATTATTATATTGTTTTGCTAATCTTTCTATTGTGTGTGGAAATATTAAAGGTTTTATTTCATTATCTCTAAATTTTGCTACAATTTTATAAGGCACCTGTGTAACATCAAATACAACAAAAGCAGAATAATCCCGTACCGTACCTCTTGCAACATCAACCGTCATTACATATTCATGGCCTTTAATTGGTCTTTCATACATATCTAAACCAGCATTTGATACTATAGGATGTACATATGAAAATGATTTAAGTTTAGAAGGACTAATAAGTGTATCTACTGAACCTACAAATTCACATTCAAACTCGGTAGTAAATTGTGCTTCGGAAGTATTTCGTATAGTTTCCTGTCTCCATGCTTCATCACGACCAGGCACTTCACTCCAATGTACTTCAATAGGTACATAATCATTCCTTTTATGTATAGAATCATTCCAAAGTTTATAAAACATATTCATTCCATGTGGTGTAGATACCATCATAACTTTTGATTTTTTACCAGATGAAATTGTTGGATAAACTGAACTAAAAAATTGTTCAGCAATATTATGAGGTATAAAAGCAAACTCATCTAGGAAAATAATATTATATGCACCACCCCGAATTGCACTTGAAGATGTTGCAGCTGCGAGTATTTTACTATTATTTTCTAATTCTAAAGAACCTTTATTCCAATTCAATACCCCTTGTTGTAAAAATGGAGGTAAATTTTCATATGCTAATTGTAATCGTCCTAACAAATCTCTTGCTGTAGAAGATTTATTAGCAAGAATAGCTACATTAACACTTGGATTAAAAATAACATAATGTAAAAGATAAGCAATAATAATAGTTGACTTACCTGATTGTCTAGGCAATTTACAAATTGTAAATCTATTGTTATGAAATGTATCTACCATTTTTTTCTGAAATGAATACATAGCAAAAGGTATCAGACCTTTATCAATAGAAATAATTTTCATATGTTCTTCAATAAAATATATAGGATTTTCCATACACTTTTGAATTTCTTTTATTTGTTCCTTAGTATATTGCTGAGGTGTATTTGCTTTAAATAAATTTGGATTACCTAAATAATGTTCTTTACTTTCTATTGTCATCTTCTTCTACTGTCCGTTCTCTTTTATTTTTTAACAATTTATGTAATTCGGTAGATGAACCTACAAACAATGCTTGTTTAATATTTGTATTAACTCTATCTGGCACATCTTTTAATCTTTTAATTTTACCTTGTAAGTCTTCTAACTTATCTACTGTTTCAGCAACTTGTTTAATTAAATTACCTGCCACTTCATATGCTCTAGGATGCTGACTTTCTTTAGCAATATCTAATATACCTTGCACAGCATCTTGGCCACGTTCTATAAGATTATAATAATTTTCTCTACTATATTTGTAATCATTATCTATATCTTGTTTTTCTTTATCCTCTAATCTTGGAACTGGTGGTGTAAATTCCTTTTTAATAACTTGCTTAGTAGTATGTGTTTCAGTATTTGATATACCTAAGGCTTCATTTATTTTATCGTCTATACTCATAATTATTCATCACTATCAGTTGCTGGATTATAATTCTTACTATCCACAAAAGTATTTATTGTTGTAGTAAATCCAAAATCATCATCCGCATTAGCAGTTGTAGGATCGGGAACTACAATAATTCTTTCCTCTCTTTTTTCTGTTCCAGTAGTATCAGTATACATATCTGCTTGTGTTTCTTTAATAACTCTTTGTGAATAAACTGGACCATACAAATAAGTTTTTGCAGTAAAACCTAAAGTATAAGTAACAGCTCGTCTTTGTGTATATGCTCCATCATAACTATCTTCATAATTAACATTATTTAAAATAATAGGAACATCCCTTTTAATATTCATAGATGGTATAGTGTTTATTGTAACAGTATAATCTGGTTGAAAATAAGGTAATATTTGTTCTATTATTTGTAACCCACCTTCAGCAGTAGCTGTAAAAGAATATAAATTAAAACTTATATTATAAGGTACAGGATTATATTGATAATCCATAATTGATGAACTACTTGATTTAACTGCTTTAACTTTTCCTAATTTTTGTAATTTTCTAGGTGCATCATAAGCAATACCAGCAATTTCAAAACCCATACGAGGTAAAGTTATAGCTACCTCTCTAGATTCTAAATCAGCTTGTTGATCTAATCTTGTTATAAATTTTTCTTTGGGTGAATATGCTAAAGGTACTTTAAGAGATTGGACAACATTACCAGAACTGTCCTTTCTATGAATTACTATATTATTAAAAATTGTACCAAACGCTATTACAAGTCGCCTTAAACTTTGGTGATAAAAATGTTTACCGAACATATTTAAAATCCTTCATCCACTTCACCAAAAGGATTTCTTTCAGTAAAATCTAATATATCATCTTCTGCTTCAAATGCTACATTATCTGCAAAATCTTTTGATTGTGTTGTAATACTAAAAGATTCATTAATTAAATAATTAATTTCACCAGTAGAAGATTCTAATAATAATGAACCTGTTCCTGCAGCTGTAGCTGTTTCTAAATTAAATTGATGTTGTAATTGATCTAGTGATCTTGTATCCTCTAACTTATCAATAGCTGCAACATCGGTATCAATTCTTTCCGAGCTATATTCAAATCTTGTAGTACGTAATTTATAAACAGGTAAATTGCCTAATTGGAAAAATGGTTCTTGATCTTCAACAAATTGAATTTCAAAAAATGAATTCATTAAAGGAAAATAGATTAAATCTCCTTCATTTGGTCTACCTTCTTTTATAAGCGTTGCAGGAGTATCAACTTGGTCCTGCCATCTACGTTTAGAAATCATAAAGGTTGTATCGTCCCTTATTTCTAAACCAAATTTAGATACTAATTCTTGTTCACCTGCAAAACCTTCAGTAGTTTCAATATACATTTCAAGTAAATAAGAATCATCAAATTTACTTAATACATCTTCTCCTAATATTAAATCTTGATTAACTAATGTCCGTGGTAGGTAATAACAATCATGGCCATATATTCTTAGGCCTTCCATAATTAAATCTTCATAAAGTCTTTTTTCGGCAGGACTCCCTATACCACTGCCTGATTGAAAGTAATGATTTGTTGGCATTGCATTATCCTATCATATACGTAACAGGCGTTTCGTATGTGCCTCTTATTTCTTCTTCTAATTTTTCTATGTCTTGTAATGATTGTGAATACATTTGTTCGCCGTTAAGTTTTACTCCACCAACCATAGCAACACCATCAAATTTACTTAAATTAGCACCCCATTGCTTTTTAAATAAAGCTGTTGTATATCGTTTTATATAAATGTCATTATAAACATCCGTCATAACTGCTGGATCTAATTTACGATAACACTCAATAATTAAATGTTCATCGGTTGTAATATCATGTTTCCAATCCATATCTATATACAATCTATTATTATATTGATTAAATCTTATTGGTTTTTCTCCAACTAAAATATGGTCTAAAAAATCTAAATGTCTTAATACCATATCATAGTGAATAATTGAAGTAGATGAAAAATCATAAAGGTCATTTAATCTTAATTGATAACGTATATCAAACATATTCATACTATGTCTATCCGACAAAGGAAATATTCTTGTTACTGCTAATACAGCTTCAGGAACAATAACATAATTATTTGCTATTGTAAAAGTACTTGTTACACTATTTTTTGTTGCAACTAGAGTAGAATCTCCTGTAGGAGATTGCATCCTAAGTATATCAGCAGCCGTAACTTTATATTTTAAGTAGCATCTTTCAACACCATCATAGTGATATTGAGCAAAATACTGTAACGCTTCATCCAATCTATCTTCTAATTGGTCATCATCTACATTAACCTCTATTACAGGCTTACCTAATGCCCTTAAAGCATACTGTTTTAAATTTTCTCTTGTTGCTGGTTCTGCCATATGTTTCCTCTATACTATTTATAATCTTTTATACTATTAAATCCCAAGATGTTGACTCTTCATTCCAACTATAGTTTTTTCCATCACCTGGATAAGCTACTGGTGCTTCCCAAAGACAAGTAGTTTCGTTTAATACCCAAGATGTGTAAGGTTTAGGTGCTATAAAAGCATCCTGAGTTGAATCGTAGGTATAACCAACACCAGCAAAATTTTTTCTTAAAGGTGTACCACCTTCTGAGTGAACACCACCTTGTGTATTGTATGAGGTTTGTATCCATTCACCTGGAGTTAAATCTACAAAGGTATCAAAGAACTCTTCCTCTGCTACTATTACTTGTGTAACTATATTATTTTCTATTTTAGCATAATGCATAATTTATTTTCCTTAAGTTAAATACCGAATGATAACTATTCCTGAGCCACCTGCACCACCAGCTACATTGCCATATCCACCACCTCCACCGCCACCGGTGTTTGCTGTTCCACTAACTCCAGCAGTACCAGAAGAACTAGAACCAGCTCCTCCACCACCATTACCCCCAGCGCCAGCGGCACCATCGCCATTAGACATTGAGCCACCTCCACCACCTGCTCGGAATGTAGCTGTTCCATTAATAGAAGATGATAATCCAA